TATACCCGCAAGGTTATCTGATGGAGAATTTGTCTTTACTGCAAAAGCTGTAGAAGAAATCGGAGAAGACACTTTAATGTCTATGATGAAAGAAGCTGAAGCTGGTGCAGATAAAAGACAACAACTTAATATGGGTGGAACACCTGATATGGAAGAAGAAATGAAGAAAGACCAATATGGAAATTCCGTAGACCCTGACATAGCAGATGATGAGATACGAAAAGGTATGTTATCAGCAAACCCTAGATTAAGATAACAATAAAGCTACCCTGAGATATCAGGCACTTTATTAAATAAGAACCGAAAGGCTACCTTTACAATACAAGCCCTCTAGTCGACATAGAGCTACCTTGTAAACAAAGCCCCAATTAGGAGAATAGAAGATGACTAATACAGTCCAAAAAGAAGAAACGCCAAACCCTTATAACGCAAAAAAAGATTGGCACAAAGGTGATGATAAACCTTTTGTATCATCAAATAGTATGTTTTTTGAAGAGCCTTCTGAAAAGAATAAGCTTTTTAATAGTAACGATATAACTGAAGTGGAAGCTGAAGGAAGTGTTAATACTGAAGAACTGGAAACTAAAAAGGATACTCCTTATAAAAAACCAGACTATAAAAAAAGATACGATGATTTGAAAAAACATTATGATAGTAAACTTAACGAGTTTAAATCTAGAGAACAAGAACTAATAGAAGAGGCTACACAAAATAGAACCGACTATAAAGCTCCTAAATCTCCAGAAGAACTAGAAGAGTTTAAAAATAACTATCCTGATGTTTATGAAGTTGTAGAAACTGTTGCTCATATGCAATCGGAGACTAAAGCAAAAGTTCTAGAAGAACGCCTTAGTAAACTCCAAGAACGTGAAAATCAGTTAGTACGACAGGATGCAGAAAAAAGGTTAATGGAAAGACACCCTGATTTTGAAGATATCAGAAACAGCGATGACTTTCACGGTTGGGCAAAAGAACAACATGCATCTATCCAAGCTTGGGTATATGAAAATAATGACGATGCCAACCTAGCCTCACGTGCTCTTGACTTGTTTAAAAAAGATATTGGTATAGAAACTCCAAAGACTAAGTCATCTTCTAAAAAACCGACTAAACAATCTGCTGCAGATATGGTCTCTACTAAAACAACTAGTATTGAACCAACGCAGGAGAAAGTATGGTCATTAAGGGAGATAGAAGCCATGTCTGTACAAGAATTTGATAAGTTCGAAACGGAAATATCAGATGCTATGCAGGAAGGCAGAATCTCAAATTAAACTATATTAACTTAAAGGAGAAGTATCATGGCTCAATTTTTTGAACCCTCAACAGATACAAACGCTAACTTTGCAAACTCCGTAAGTGGACAAACTAATAGTTTCTTTTTACCTTCGGTTTACTCTAAAAAGGTTATGAACTTTTTCAGAAAAGCCTCGGTAGTAGAAGCTATCACCAACACAGATTATGCTGGTGAAATTTCCTCTTTCGGAGACTCTGTAAAGATTATCAAAGAACCCGTTATTTCAGTGTCAGATTACACAAGAAATAGCGACACAACTGAAACTAGATTAACAGACCAAGAAATTTCTTTGGTTGTTGATAGTGCTAAAGCTTTCAAATTCATCGTAGATGATATTGAAACTAATATGTCACATGTCAACTTCAAAGAGGTTGCTTCAAGCTCGGCTGCTTATGCATTGAAAGATTCATATGACGCTGCTGTTTTAGCAACTATGTTTTCTGGCTGTTCTGCATCATCACCTGACCATATCATTGGTTCTGACAGTGCTACTGCTGACGCTACTATGGCTCACGCAACTAACTCTGTAGACCTACTTGGTTCAGATGGAACTGGTGTAGATGCTATTGACCTTATGGCAAGAATGGCAAGACTTTTAGACGACCAAAATGTACCTGAAGAAGGTAGATGGTTTGTTGCACCTCCTTCATTCTATGAAGAGCTGTCACAATCTGGTTCTAAAATGCTTTCTGTTGACTTTAACGCTGGTCAAGGCTCAATCAGAAACGGATTAGTTTCAAGTGGAAAACTACGTGGATTTGATATGTACAAGTCTAATAACATTGCTAGTACATCTAATGCTACTGGTAAAGTTATGGCTGGTCATATGTCATCTACTGCAACTGCTAATACTATTCTCTCAACAGAAGTGTTAAGAGACCCAACATCGTTTGGTGACATAGTAAGAGGCTTACATGTCTATGGTGCGAAAGTACTTAGAGATGACGCTTTATGTAGTGCATTCTACGTGATTGACTAATTGTCAAAACTCGGGGGAGGCTTCGGTCTCCTCCACTTTTTAAATAGGAATAATATGTACGGTAAAGATAAAAAAAAGAAAATGATGTATGGTGGTATGGCTAAAAAGAAAATGATGAAAGGTGGACGTATGAAGTATATGGACGGTGGAAGTGTCAAGATGGATGGATGCCAACCTGTTTATAATGGTACGCCTAAAGCGAAGGCTAACTAATTATGAAAGTTAAAGCACCAAAAGGACACCATTGGATGAAACAACCTAAAGGTGGATATAAATTAATGAAACACACAGGTAAGTTTGTAAAACATAAAGGTGCTAGTTTAGAAGCAAACTTTCCAATTCAAAAGGTTCATAAAAAATAATGGCTACAACATATTTAGATTTAAGTAACGAAGTATTAAGAGAACTAAACGAAGTTGTATTAACTTCTGGTAACTTTGCAAGTGCTACAGGCATTCAATCGTTTGTAAAAGATGCAATTAATAAATCTATATTTGATATAGCTAACGCAGAACCGCAGCTACCCTTTTTCTCAGCAGGAGCTAGTGGAGGCACAGACCCTTTTTATGGGAACGTAACTGTCGCAACGGTGGCAGGAACTAGATGGTATACGCTTAAAGCAGATAGCTCTAGTATAACAACTGATTACGCATCAGTAGACTGGGATGATTTTTATTTAACAACAATAAACGTAAGCGGAGAAACAACTCCTTACGTTTCTAAAGGTTTAAAATTTTTAACATTAGATGATTGGAAAAGATATTATAGAGATGCTGAAAACGCAGATGATGCAGAAGGTTCAGATGCTAGTCATGGTGAACCTAGATATGTTATTAAAAGTCCAGACCATAGAAAGTTTGGATTAGGTCCAATACCTGATAAAGTTTATAACGTACATTTTTATGCGTTTGCTAAACCAACAGCTTTATCAGCTTATAACGATACTATTGTTATGCCAGAACAATATAGTAATGTTATAACATCACGTACAAGATATTATGTACATCAATTTAAAGAAAATATTCAACAAGCAGCTTTTGCACTTGAAGAATATAAAAAAAATATGAGAGTTATGAAATCTAATTTAATTAACCCTTCTCCAAAATATATGACAGACGACAGGACTTATTTCTAAATGGCAGGTTCTCAACCCTTTTCAGTACCTCTTGGAGGCGGACTTAATAAGTCTACTAACTCGTTAGCTCTATTACAGACTCCGGGTGTAGCTACTAAGTTAAGAAACTTTGAAGTATCTACAGAAGGTGGGTATAGAAGAATTAACGGCTACAGTTTATTTGGTGATACACTACCTAATACTACTAACGATATAGAAGGTTTATTAGTATATGCAGACGGTGTAATAGCCGTAGCAGGTAACGATATATTTTTTAGTCAAGATGGAGAAAGTGCTTGGTTACAGTTAAATAAAGAAAGTGTTTCAGCAAGTGGAGATAATTTTTCTACCTTTAGTGGTAGAGGAGAACTATCTTTAACAGGCGTAGACCAATGTGAGTTTGCAATATTTGAAGGTACATCGGATTATGGTGAAGTAGTTATAACAGATAAAAGCGGTAACAATAAACCATTTTTATTTAAGATGACTGGTACAAATGCAAGTTTAAGTGGAAGAACTTTTTTTGCAAGTTTTATTACTGTTGACGGTTCTACTAAAGCTAAGTTTTGTACAATACATGACCAGCATTTAGTAGTAGCTGGAGACCCTAGTACACCTAATACTATTTACTATAGTAGTACAAACGACATAGATAGTTTTAGTGGTACAGGTTCAGGAAGTATAACATTAGAAGATAAAGTAGTAGGACTAAAAAGTTTCCGTAACGAACTATTTATATTTTGTCAGAACTCAATATTTAAATTACAAAATATTAATAATGCTAGTACTGTTGCTGTAGTACCTGTTACTAAAAACGTAGGTTGTTTAGATGGACAGACAATTCAAGAAATTGCTGGTAACCTTATATTTTTAGCACCTGATGGATTTAGAACAGTTGCTGGTACAGCTAGAATTGGTGACGTTGAGTTAGGAACTATTAGTAAAGCTATACAGCCTTTAATTAATACAATTGCTGCAGCTTCAAACACTTTACAATTTAGTAGTGTTGTACTAAGAGACAAGTCTCAGTATAGAATGTTTTATAGTACTTCTTCTGATACATCAGCAACATCAAAAGGTATTATAGGAACTATAAGACCAAATGGTTTTGAGTGGTCAGAAACATTAGGAATACAAGCACCTGCAATTACATCAGGATTTAATAGTATTGGATTAGAAAAAGTATTTCACGGTGATAGAGACGGTAAAATTTATAATCACGATACTGGTAATAGTTTTAATGGTGCAAACATAGAAGCAGAATATCAATCACCAGATTATGATTACGGAGATTTAGGTACTTTAAAAACTTTAGATTACTGTAAAATTGCTTTTACTCCAGAAGGAGACGCACAACCAACTTTAAGAGTTAGATTTGATTACGACAGTTTAGAAAGCCCACAACCTGCTGACGTAGTTTTAGACTCAATACCAGAACCAGCTATCTTTGGACTAGCTTTGTTTGGTTC